GTCAATAGTTGAAGCTGTTGCCGCTATAGGAGTAGCGTTAACAACTTGTAAAGGTGTATAGAAAAAACCAGCACAACCATAATAAAATGGTGATGCATTTACTTGAATCTTTAACTTCAAATTACACCTCAATAGGAAATAATTATCAAGCTTTCGCTTAATAGAAGGATGATCGAAATATAACTCCCATGGACTGAAATAATCAGTTGTGGGACTCAGAGCTGTACCCTCTGTCCAAGTCTTAGAATAGATTTGAACGGGTCTCTTGAGAAAGTCTCCTAAATCGACCATTTGTGAATCATCAACCTGTAAATAGCCAATTCTATGTTTACAAATTGTCGCTTTCGAGCCCTCAGTTTCAGTAAAACCAACGTTCATTTGTTGAACATCTTCAGAAACGTTCTTCACAGGTTCATTAACCTGTGCTGTTGATTCTGATTGAACTCGAAAAGATTCCTGCGTTAAGGCCCGTTGAACGCCCTCACGCAAGTAACGACAACAGATACAATCGCAGCTAAGGATTGAAAGATCCTCGTGTATTGGGCCAAGAAATTGCCCAAGTTCGAAAAAATTTGTTTCATCACGCATAACCATTTCAGCAAGCGATAACGAAGCTTTACAAATTTTTGTTTTAAAAATATTTTGATTTTTACCAAGTCTTATAGGCACCTGTAGGTCAACTTAATCCTAAAGGGCCCCCAACACACTCTATCTGACCACCAACCAAATCTTTCCTAAATAGGAATTTCGAGGAACGCTCGGGTAGGTGTAACTCGTATCTCCACGCTTCATCACTCTAGGAGTGTATGGGATCTTCTCAGCTTTGACAGTAACTAGAATACGAGTGAGCATTTTGGTTTCATTAGACCTTTACTCAAGGCCATATTTTCCCAACAAATGTTTAGAAGCACTACGAAATGTTTCAGCACAATCTTCATATGTCGGAAATGTGGATTCTTCAACCCACAATTGATACCCCAAGGTTTATCATGTTGATAAAAAGTTTTCTTTTCTCTTCAAATACAGCTTTTCCATAGAAAAAATATTCTCTGAGAGCTGTACTAACTATAGCAACACATTGTGCCTGGGGCGTAATCGTTTTGGATCGAGTCCATACCATCAATGATTTTTCGATAGATTCATGATCTAAAGGTGGTAGGAAACAACCCATATCTTCATCAAATCTCCAAGTTCTTTTTAGAAAAGAGGCATCTTTTAT